CCTGCGTTTTGCTATAACCATTTTCAATGTCTATCGCATAATCAACATTGTTTGCTATATAGTGAATTCCAGATGCTTGCGCTGATGCTATACTTGCTCTGACTGCTGACACTGTAGCATCACCTGTAGCATCTACACCATCTATAATTCCTTTCGGCAACTTTTCAAACCTGTATTGATTATTTGCTCTGAAGTGGCCTCCAACATATCCTGCGGGTGCCGGTGATTTCCACAAAGTCGGATTTCCTACAGGTGATCTTCTGTCGATTTCTCCATGAAGTTCAATGACAACTTCTTTAACAGCTTCATCAACGCTTAATTTTGCTTTTCTTGCAAATGCTGTTAAATCTGCTTTGAAGTTGCTCATTTTTAATGAGCTCTCACATGTATATCAAATAAAACAGTAATCCCGGCGGGATTAATTTCGCCTATGCTGACGGGTGAATACGTTTTGCCGTTAGCAGTGAATACATCGTTAAATTCAGGCTTTGCCGCTGCTTCAAGCAATAATCTTTTATCTTCAGACTGTATCAAGTTTCCGCTTATGGTAGAAATGCCTGTGCCGAAATCGAAAACTATACCTTTAGCCTTTGATCCATCAGCAAAAACCGCATTTTCTCCGGTCTTCGTATCATACGTGCCTGATTCAATTTTCGTTATTGTCACATCTGTGCCAAATTCTGTAATGATATCCAGAGCATCTCTGGCAACATCTGCATAATCAAAACTCATCCTCTCACCATCCTGACTTGAAAACCGGTGGTATTGAAATACGGTGAAAGCATTGTGTCGATTTCTTTATATTTTATAGACTGGCTGCTGAATGGATCGTAAGTTGTACTGATAGGCCCAATCGTGACGCTTGATTTTGCCCGCTTTTCATCAGCAAGCAATATTTGTGTTGAAGCCCTTAGCGCTAAAGATGAACACGCATTCTTTACAAGTTCAGGGACACTCGCATCATCATAGTAATTCAACGAAACTGCATCTTTGATTTGTACAAGAGAACGCGGCCAATCAAGCGACTGTGTAGTAGTTTTGCGCCAACCATTCCAGCTTGATCGGTAACGCTGAAGCATGAAAGCAGTAGCTTTGCGTAACAATTGCTCGCGAATTTCATCATTTGCCAAAGCCGACCACGCGGCATTACCAATATTATTGTGATAGACGGTTGCGTCAGCAACTGAAACGTAGCTTTCTGCATTTACTAAACCTGTACCGTCTTCTACAATAATCATTTTTTTCGCTTTCCGTTCAGTCTGCTAAATTCATCACTCGCTTTTAAACGAGTGATGTTTATAACAATTTAGCCGATTAACAATGCTGCGTGCCTTCCTGCAATCATTTTTACGCCCCATGCTGCTGATATTTCTATGTGACGCTGTCGGTATTGTGAATAACTTGCGACTTGAAAACCAAGTCCGGAAACGGGATCAGTGATTGTTGTAACATCATCAGCCTGATCACCCCCGCTTGGCATGTATGGTGAACGTGTAGCAAGGATCATCGACGATCTGCTAAAAACCATGTTGCGATCAGTAGCGCCGACTACAGTAACTGCTTTTGCTGATCCTGGAATGGCTGCTTTTAACCCTGGCTCTTGAAGTGTAACAACGCCTGCGGTTAATGCAGTTTTGACAACATATTTATTAGTGTCTCCAGCGATCGTTATAATATCACCTGCAAGAATTGTGCCTGTGCCTGTTATCAATGTGATAGCTGTTGCACCTACAGCGTAACCCGCTGTATTTGTTGTATAAGATGCTCCAGTTCCAACAGCGACACCGGTTTTTACTTGTGATGACTGACCAAGTCCAACTCCAAAAATATCCCCGATGATTCCGCGACGTAAAAGCTGATCTGTTCCAGCTTCATTGACTTTGAAAAGCGCTGACTGCTTACCGCGAATATTTGCTATAGCAGTACTTGACAGTACAGCGCGCAAATCAGTTTGCGGGGCTCCGTTATCTTCCAGGATTTTTATGACTTCCGCCATATCTGACAAATCACCTGCTGTACCAAAAGGCTGAATATTGAAAGTACCATGAGCGCGTGATGCTTCTGCATGTAGCGCAGCCAGGTCTGCTTCTATCTTGTTTACAATTCCCCGCATGCCTTGTGCAAAACGTTGAGTCATCACATTATCAAGAAGTCCTGTTCCGCTGACTGCTACTTCTTCGTCTCCGTTCCACGCGATCGGAGCAGCAAATTGATTGCTAATAGTTACAGTGACATTTCCGGGAGCAAAACCTCCAGTGTCCGGCGCGGTTGCTGCTGGTGTGATTGATACCGGTGTAATTTCTCCGACGACCGGGACATTGACGGTTTGATTGAGTGCTACGCTGTCTATGCGACTGTCTCGTGTTACTGCTGGAATGAAACCAACAAGCTCACGACTGACAACATCAGCAGCGGAGTATAAGAAAGGGATTAGATTTGTTAATGTATTTGGTGAAGCCATGGTTTAAGTCCTTTAAATTAGTCAAAAAAATAATGACCATCGCGGTCCTAAAACCATTGCTTCTACTTGAAGCACTACCTTAATCTATAATTTGATATTGTTTTGCTGCTGCTGATTTATCTCTATCTTGCAGTGATTCAAACTGCGCTCTCTTCATAGTTTTACTAACTGTAGAACCGCTGCTTCCGTTTGCTCCGCCACCGCTTGCGTTAGCAGGGAACCAATGTGGTGCGATTACTTCCATATTTTCAAGCCATTCTGCAGGGCTGTACGGTGTCTTGCCATCTTTTCCAAGAACAATATTCCCATCAGAATCCAACTGCACTGCATCGCCGTTCTCGTTCAACGTAAATTTTTCTCGTGCAGCTCTTAAAACGTCCCCTGATTTTACAGCACTTGCGTGCACTTTTCCAGTAACTGCATCTCTGATTCTATCATCGAGAACTCTTTGACTGTATTGTTTCGTTTTTGATTCAGCAGCTATAGCTTTGCTTTGTGCATCATCTATCTGTCTTTGTAAATCCTCGCGCATTTTTTTAGTACGATTATTAAAAACCTCATCTATTTTGCCTTCGGCCAGAAGCTTTGCTTCCCCATCTTTGTCAAGTCTTGCCATCATCTCCTTGACTTTTTCAATATCAATTCCTGCGTAGCGTTCCTCAAGGTCTTTTGCTGCTTTGCGTCTCTCTGCTGCTTCTCGTTTTACAGTTGCAAGTTCGATTCTCATTTTATCAGTGTCTTCTATTCCTGTTACATCGAGATGAAACTTGCCGTCTTTTTCTATGTAAAAATCTTTTAGAGTATCATCAGGTGCTTCATCAAGAACAAGTGCTAGTGACATATTTTTACCTTTTTATTCGTTAAACCTTTTAAATCTTTCGTGATTATCCACATCTTTTTGGCTATGTCAAGTCTGGTCATATTTGGCTTTTAATTCGTCAAGTGACAAAGGGGCTCCACGACCACTCACCAAATCTCTTAAAGTCAACTTCCCTGATCTGAAAAGCTCGCTTCTTCCTTTCCCAAGCACTTCATCTGCAAATTCCTTCGGCTGTCTGTTTAGATACTCTTCAAAAGTAGTCGAACCAGACTGTACTCCGGTTTCACTTGCTCTGCCCCCACCCTCTGTATCCGTTAATGCCGTTTCAGGATAGGTCGTGCATCTGCAAGAAAAATGCACAGGCGGATGTATCCATTGCAGAGAGTGTCCTACAGGCTTTTTGCTTAGCGTCTTCCATCTAAGACCGTCGCGCGGTGCGCACTGAATGCAAATTCTGCTATCTAGAGTAGCCAGCCAGACTGTTTCTGATTTATCATTAGCGTGCATTTCCTGAACTTTTGTTCTTGCATCATTCAGAATTTGCATTACAGAAGTATGCACTAACGAGACAGAGTTACGATCTGCTAGATCGTTAATGTCACTTATTCTTGATGATATCTGCTGCATTGTCTCGCCTTGCGCCACGCCCATTCTAACAGCAGAAGCGAATCTGAAAGCCGTATCCGATTTCATCTTCGACCACCACAATTTTGACGGCGCGCCTTCTATTAGCGTATCTGATACGATAGATTCTAAAACTGTTTTGCTCGGAACAGATACTAACAATGCTTCTGCTGCCTGCTTTGCAGATACTTTAACTATTTCAGTAGATGATTTACTTAACTCTTCCTGAGACTTGTCATAGCTGTCAGAAATAATTTGATCAGTTTCACGCAATAACGCATTAAGTCTTTTGCGCGTTATCTTGTCAAGATTTACTTGTGACAAAGAAGCCATTACATCCTTTCGCATCTTTTCAAGCAATTTTGAAACCTTGCCTTCTATACTTGCGCTATGCCTAAGAACGTCAAGTGATACTGCTATAGTATCATCGACTTTTTTCATATCTGCGGTGCAAATAAAGGCGATGCACTTTTAATCCTTTCTTGTTCTTCTTCAAAGCTTACTTCGACTGGAATTATCTCGCCTGATTGCAGATTACTGAAAAGAATCTCTGTAGAAAAAGCCCCGGACTGCCACGCGCTCACTAAAGCAGTCATATCTTGATATGACATTTTACTTGGCATAAAGTCTGTATTAAGATTTATTTTTATATCTCCTGTAACGTTCTCCCAATCAGCCAACCAACGCAAAACCCTTGTCATTCCATTACTTATTGTGATTGATATCGCTGCAAGCGTAGACTCTTCTCCAAACTGTCTTTTTGATATAGTGTCAGCCGATTCAACTGAAGATTTTTGTTGCTCAAGCATCCTTGCTCCAAGAACGGCCATTTCTCTTTTTTTGTCTTCAAGATTTGTTCTTAGTGCGTTAAATTCGCTTGCAACTTCAACAAAATAGGCTTTCGCCTCAGGCCGCGGCAATATATTAGCAAAAGCCCCGCCGATGCTGATTTCCACGGGATTACCTTCCTGATCCAGCGAATCAACCCCACTAATGAACATTGTCGGCAATCCGCTAAAAAAGCAGCCGCGCTCATAGCTCGTTGCTTGCAGATAGTGATGAAAATTTGTAGTTACCAGATCGATTAGAGGCGGAGCGTCTACGTCCATGCCGATATCATCTGTACCGATCACAAGAAATGGTATAAATGACATAAATTTACCGTTCATTTTAGGAAACACTTCATCAAGCAAAACTGCTTTATCTCCATCAATCTTGAATAATCTTTGCCGATACACGCCGCCGAAAATATCAAGAATTCTGTAACGTTTATCTTCTTCAACTTTGAATTCGTCTTTTTTGTCACGAATCTCTATTGATTCTTCAAGATACACTCGTGCAAGATTTACGCGTCCTTCTATTTTCTCGACACTCCAGTTGTATATACTTTCTGCTTTATACAGCTTTACGTAAGAATGTGTAGAAGAAGATGCAGCATCTGCTAATGTCATTCCTTCTTTGACAAAAGGATAATCTACAAGCAGACCGACGCGCCCTACTGTCAGTGATTCTTCAGTAACACGTTGCAATAAAGTATCAAAAAAAGTCCCGCCCAGGTCAATATCTTCTAACAAATTATCTAGTGCCGTCGGCACTTCAATAATCGGCCGCTTGCGAAAAATCATTCCTTTCAATCCACTAATTGTTCTCCACACACCATTGAAAAACGGAGTCATTTTTAGTCTTGTCTGATATGCTCGTGCAGATTCGTTCTCAAGCCTGGGCAAGAACATTTCTCCTTTTTCATGAACCGCGTGTTCACCTTCTGCAGCCGCGCGGCACATCTCCCAGCGCGTTTGCATATTGATATAATCTTTGTGCTTGATTGTTATGTTCATTTTTAGCCTTGTTTTAGTGCTCCGCTAACTATCGCTGTTCTCGTTGTGTTTATCCGCACAGGATATTTATGATTTATCATGTACCCTGCCGCATCTGTCCAATCGTCTGTCGCCGGATGTTTGCTCCATTTTTCAGGTTCTCCGCGCTCAGTATATCCCTGCGTTTCTAGCGCGTTCGTTAAATTCTGACATTTAGAAGTGTTTATCTTAATTCTGTTATTCGCTAGCAAACCGTTGACTGCATTGATTCTGTCTCTAACTGACGGATTAGATGAATGAGCCAAAACCTGAAAACCTGATCTTGTAATAATACTCAAATCTGATTCTGTGGCGTTTGTGTGCCTGCTCCCGCCGCTAGCGTCGGGATAAACGATAATTTTTTTTCCTGCATATCTTGAAAGATTATTCACAAAATCTCTCGTATCGTAACTTGTAAACTCATCAACTGCAATAATGTTATTATTTTCAACAACAAAAACAACCGCACAACATCCGCCAACATTAAAATCTAATCCAATATGCAGCAGCGTGTCGAAAGCTGTTATTGTACGATCAGTATCATGTTTTGTTCTATCAAAGAAATGATAAATCTTGTTTTGTGTAAAAGATACCCACCCGCCGTGGATAAATGCTTCAAACATAATCGGATCGTAATTTTTAGCGATCTGATCAACGTATCCCTCGGGCAAAAAACTGTTTGATCTTGTGCCTGCTTTTATGTAGTGATATCCATCATCTACATTTTGACCTTCTCCCCATGTTGCATAGCAAAAACCTGACGTACCATGATCTGGGGTTGTTACACATCCTATAGTGTTACCTGATTTATGTGTGCATTTCTGACGTACGCGCTCAGTTACTTTTCTCCAAACGTGTTCAGCAGTTTCATAGCTGACAGTGTCTAGCTCATCAATAACTGCGTGCGATATCTCGTATGCAATAATTGCATCAGGATCATGATAGGTTTCAAGATAGATTGTGCTGCCGAGCTGTGGAATGAAAATCGTCAGGTCTGACTTGTTGACAATGAATTTTAATCCAAGCTTTTTTAAGTGATTTACAGTACCGTTAAAGCCCCGACGTTTTGCAAGTCTGTATGAAGGGAAGAAATGTGACACATCAATTCCAGGGTCTTGCGTGACAAGATGAACAAGACGCAAAGTAGCAGCTTCACTTTTACCACTGCCAAGCCCACCGCACATCAGCGGGTGAGCGTGCTCACTAAAAACAAAATCCGCCTGCGGTTCTGTAAGCTTTATTCTCAGCGTACTATCTCGTAAGATATCTTTGTATCAGTCTGTGCATTGGTATTATTAATTGTTACATCCGGTGTCTTTCCGAGCACAACCTCTCGACCTTTTGATATTGTCTCTGCTCTTGTGCGATAGTCATTTTGTCCGTTGCAATCTGCAAGCATTGCCTGCTCTGTGTTTTTTATAGCTGCATTGTTAAAAAACTTTATGTATTTCGTTCTGTCTTCTACTTCGTATCTAAATAAATTTACCTCTTTCTCGCTGTGTTGAGCAAGCTCCTGATTTATTTCTAACTGTTTATTCACGAGAACCCCTATTGTTTTTTCAACACCAGACACAAGTCTATGCACAGTAGCTGTTGATATTCTGTGCTTTGATGATAAATCTTTCATCGTATACTTTCCGGTTTTCCAGTCTGCTAATACAGACTCTTTGCTATATATAAGTCTAGGCATTTTAATAAAAAATTAAATTTTCTGTGTCGGGTGTTAACCCGCGAATATTTCCGACGGTATCAATCATTGTAACTCTTAGTTTATACACACCTGCTTGATCAATTCCCCCGGAATCCGGGATATTAACATCAATGCTTGAACTTCCGAGCACAACTGCCGATGTTCCAGACGTAAGCGTTAAAGACGCAGTGCCATCTATTTTTGTGAAATTTACAGATACAAATACAACATCAGTCATGATAAAACCGGTTCCCGGGATTAGAGTTATAAGCACATCTGTATTTGTGTATAATTTTAATGTCATCCCGATACCTCTATGTTAGTTACCGCCAATCCAACAATTATATCCACAACTGAAGGCAAACTTGCTCCACTTACAAATCCAACGACAGAACCTTGACCCAATCCCAAATCCAGTCCCAAAAGTGCCACGTTGCTTATGCCAGAGAGAGATACTACCCCTTGACCAAGGCTCAAATCAAGTCCAGCAAGTGTAACATTAATAACCCCAGGAGCCGGAACCTCACCAACAACAACCCCTTGATCTACACCCAAATCGAGTCCAGTCAGTACAACATCAAGACTATTGCCA